ATACTAGAGCTTAACTAACACTTTTTCAGTTCCCTATGTTTAAAACTTTTTTATCAGAAAACAATGAAAAATCAAGATGATTCCGGAGTAATACTAAACTGTCTTATTATTGTCATCGGGCTGCATAAGCAGCCCTTATTGTTATCATTCTGGTATTTCAGGCCATTTAATATTAGGGGCTAATGAAACATCAATCCGGCTCAGTAAGACCACATACTTTTTCCATTCAGGCAACAGTGCCTGTTCTTCTTCCGATGCCAATTCAGCATCAACAGCATATTGGAGCAACGTGATGGTTTCATTAGCTTGTTTGCTCAGTGTGTCTCGCAATTGTTCTGCCTGCTCAATCTCACTATCTTTTATTGCTGCTTCGTCAGTCACCCATTTCGAGCCATCCCATCGATATTCCCGTTTACAACACTGCCCGATTTTGGATACGCACTATTCACCAACTCCACCGTTTCCGACAAACCAGAGTTTTACCAATTACTGAACTATATTAGAAGCTAAATTGGTTGATATGGGAGGTATTTTACAACTATCACAGACACACGGTGGTTTGAAAGGTAAAACGCTTTATGAGACTCTTGTTGAGAAAATGAGAGCTTAAAAATGAACTGTCAGTTGAAGTCAGAGAGCTCACAGGTAACACCTCTCCCCTAATTCTGTTGATGGGAACTAGGGGAAACATCTAAAGGGTGATAACTCTGTATAATTTTTCTCTTTTACACCAACGCTCTTTGTAGTCAAATGTAGGACGCCCAAAGCTAAACCTCATCTCAACCCCTTTCTCCTCTGAAAGAGCTATAGCATCTTTAACATTAACCCACATTGCAATTGTTCCAATTGAGTCATCTTTAAAGCTCATATCCCTACCAGTATTAATAAAATCAAAGTTAATCCAATTGACGCACTGTTTTTTTATAACGAACTGGACTGCAACTGGGCTATTATTCCAAAAAAGGATGCTTCCAAATTTCAACGATGGAATTTCATCCAGCAACTCTTTTATAGCTACTTTATCAATATGACTCTTTCGTCTCATAAAAAACAATTCATCGTAAATATCAACAAACTCATCTGTCGTTATGTCACGAATATTAATAAAACTCCCACCATTTTTCAAAAAACGATTTAGCTCTCTATTACGTGTGTTTCTTGTTTTACCTGACATATTCTTCACAAAACATATTTCACGACTGGCATTCAATGTATGAGAACTATTAAAAACATTTCTGGAATTCTTATGCGATAAAAATTTTGATTTAAATGGTAATATATATCTATAATCTGATTTGCTTGGAACTATAATTTCATATGAACAAACAGGATAAGGATTAGATATCTTTTGGCATATATTGGGATCACCGGCTAAGTAATTAGAATCCCAAACACATATTGACGCTAGTATGTTGCCATTATTATCTGTTTTAACGAAATACTTTTCGTTCAAGTTAAATCTACAATGTAAAAATTGAAGCACTTCAGGGGAGGTAGAAATCCCCCCCCATACAGTTCGTAAGCGTCCCTATAATTATCGAAATTAGCGCTCTTCCAACCAAACATTATATAACCCTAATTAGTAATAAATTAGATTTATCATAGGTCACTACATGCTATCTAGCAACATAAACTTGCCTTATACTTGTGTTGCCCTTTCCGGCAGCTCTATGTATCCTTTTTCCGTTATTAGATGTTTTAATAGCACACCAGTTATTATCTGAATGACCGCACCACATTGGCATATCATCTACTGGCGGCATACAAAACGAGTTCCATTGATCATTAGCTTGAACCCATATAATTTTTCCTCTGATATCTTCATCGATATTAACTCCATCCCAAGGTAAGTCGCCTCCATTATACAAAGGCTTCCAATTAGTAACTTTTGTTTGTAAGTATCTATTATCACTCTCCCCTCTGGTATAGCATTCCCCCCTAACCGCATAGTTCCCGGCAGATTGGTAGTTGCCATGCGGTTGATATCGTCCATCCGATTCCCCTTTTGTATATGCCCCCACATCTCCTGCTGTGGGTTTATTATTCGGACTATAAACACGTAAGCCAGACTCATAAATGTATCTTTTCGCCCATATATCTTGGCTAGATACAACATCCGCACCGTCTCCAGATTTCACATATCCCGTGGCATCCACATTCCCATTTACAACACCCCCCGATTTTGGAAACGCATTCTTAGCCAACGCCACCGTTTCCGCTAAACCAAGGTTTTTTATAAACTCACTTTTATTGGGGATATCTGCTCCATTTTGGTTTTTTGCCAGTCTATTGTTGGCATTATTATTTGCACTTGTTGCATTGTTGTTTGCATTTGTCGCGTTAGTGTTAGCTCCATCGATTGATTTATTTAATTCATTCCATACGGCATGCATTAATGATGAGGTCGGTACCGTGTTCCCTGCATCAGCAACTTGATTACTTAGTTGCACTATCCCTTTTTGAGTCAACGATGCATCAGGAACGCCACTTAATTTTCCCTCTGCGATTTTTCTAACGTCATGCACAGCTTTAGGTGTTGCCGCCTGATCTTCTCTGTCAGAATTTGTCGCGCTGTTGAGTTGCGATATGCCTTTCTGCGTAAGCGAAGCAGCCGGGATTTCCGTGGTAATTTTTTGTTTTAATGCCAAATCTAACTGTTGGGTGAGTTTTTCTAAATCACCATCATCAATAACATCCTCGCCCGTTTTCTCTGCAATATATTTCCCAATTACAGCTGCAATGATTGAAGATTGTCGCCAAACTTTATTTAATCGCTCACTCCTGGCAATTCCCGATTTAAATCCCTCTTCAATAAAATCAGCATTCTCGTATTCTTCTTGCGATAAGGTATTCGCGTTTTCACCCGTCGCAAATGCCTTAAAATCATTTTTCGCCATTTCTAACCCTCCACAATATGGTAATTAACCGTTATCCCCATAGGTTTAATCGAGAGATAACCTTGATGGATGATTTCCTTAGTGATGCTACTAATTACTTTACCTCTCACCGTCACGGTAAATGACATATCCAGGTTATCTTCAAAAGATATGGATATGTTGTTATTTGAATGAATAAAACTCAGGATGTTATTAAGTGATTCAGCCGTTCCATCCCAGTTGTTTGCGCCTATTTTAGCTTTGATCACTATCCGATAATTATCATCATCCAACTTGACGTAACTTTTATCACTATCAAACCGCCCTTTCCACTTGCCACTGTCAAATCCCAATTCAGGAATATCAAAGGAGAAGTAATAGTATTCAATGGGAGTTTGAATCATTCGATTTCTTCCTACCCATTCTCCAATGATATCAAGCTGTTTTCCCTCCGCTTTATCAAGATCAAAACTGCTAATCAGTAAATTAGTTGTAGACGCATTCCCGTTGAATATGTCAGTAACAGCTTCAAGCATTCTGACGTATTTTTTACCTTCCATGTGGTAAGCCGGAATCAGCTTCATATATTTATTCATTCGAGCACCGTCACTATTTTAATATTTTCAGGTGAACAGGTCGGTGCTTCATTAAAGGCAATATTGATGTTCGCCGCTCCTGTTGTTGATGCTGATTTACCTGCCACCACAGACAACACTTCATATGTCTGGCTGCCGTTTTTATTACATAAGTTTGCCGGTACAAATAAACGAGTAACATATATCCCATCACCAATATAAAGTGAGTTGATATAGTTAGATACTTCTGTCCGAATATTATTTCCAATGTCCGAGGTGTATCCAATAAAAGGTTTAATCTGAACTTCAATATAAATTGGTACCAGCGTTGGACGATAGAAGTTAATCGTTTTTTTATTGCCAGTGTTATCCGTGACAATTTCAGAGGTGGTGCCAAATGTCGGTATGCCCGGCGTTTTCTTTATCAAAATAGTTTGAGCAATTTCTTTCGAGTCTCCTCCATCAATGACAATCGCAATACTGTGCGCCGGTATGCCGTTTTTATCGGTTTCATCCGTGTCGTTGTCATATCCCTGATAGCGTGAAACACCATGCAGATTGGCAATAGCTCCAATAAGTCCATCCATAATAGCTCTCGAAGGTAGAGCAACTGAAACCGCTTGTCGTATTCTCAGTTCTGCATCGGTTTCAACACCCCGACCCAGTGTAGCAGCAACAGGGTTTGTTACTGTTTGCCAACCCAATGTTGGCGTAGCAATCTGATTAATCGTGTGAGGTAGTGCGCCAATAGCGCCCGTTTTTTGACATACAGCCGTTACAGTAGCCTGTCCATGCATGTCCATAGTGACTTCATCCGGTAGTGACCAGATATTTCCTATATCATCCCGCACAGAGGCATTGCGGATAATGGTACCCGCTCGACCCGTTATTAAAACATCTACCGTCGAATTACTGGGGCTTTTTCTGGTAATGCCGTTGATTTTGACATTACGAGAAAGCCCTTCACCTACCGCTGTTGCCGGGCTGAATGAGTTATAAGAGGCAATGAATGCGTTGTTACAACCGTGAACCACATAAGCAATCAACGATAAAAAAACACCGTCTTTGCTGTCAGATTCAATGTAAATATCTTCTCCGTAGATATCCCTGAATATCGTCTTCCAACCATTTAAAATAGTTTGATAATCAGGGGCGTTGATCCCGTTTTTATTAATGGCAGGTAACATTGTGTTGATAATATTTTCATACATCAGCAGTTACTCCTGTCTGTCCATAAATCGTGTCAATCGTGGCTGTAATGGTGATTTTTCTTGTGTTGGGGTTTCTTTCACTGCGATAGTGGATAATGTTTGATACACCTTGCGTTTGCAGGATTCGCTGTCTGATGACCAAGTCATAAAAACCCGATGTGCCTTTACCTAGCACTTGGTCGTAATCGGTTCCCTCTTGATTATCAAGAAACCATTCGCCACTGCGCAGCATCAGACGTGTTTTCACTGCCTGTGCAACCGCTTCCGGTGAATTAATCAGAAAACTCGCTTCACCACGACCAAATACATAGTCGTTATCAATTTCTTTTCTGTATCTCATTGGGGTTTCCCCGTGTTGCTTCCACCCAATTGCACACCACTATGGACATGGTTTTTAAGGCTAATTCCTGCTGCGGTCACATCGTTGTTCACAGTAACAGGGCCTTGCAGGGTTGCAGTACCACCACCAGCCCCCATTCCCTGCGATAAGTTGCCGTTAATAGTGACGTTGCCGTTCAGGATGATTTCAGGTGATGTAATTTCGGTACCACCATTTGCGGTGGCAGTAAGTTTTGCCGGTGTGATAACGGTGACGTTATGGCTATCAGGATCAAGTTCGATATAAGCCACACCATCATCGCTCCTCAGCTGTGCGGTATTTGTGCTAATACCAGCTATTTTCTGTTGCTGTGATTGCGGACCAATAAGCGCAAATCCATCGGATAGGTTGTGCTGTCGGGGATCTACCGGTTCTTGTACGCCTCCCGATTGCCACCAGTAATCAATGCAACGATCAGCAAACACGACCAGACATTCATCACCGGCTTTTACCGGGAATGTTAGTGTCACGCCACCGCCCCTTGGGAATATAACGGGGACATCCACTAACAGCGGTAAGGAGACTGATTCCAGTTCTCCGTCCTTTTTCCTGATTTTCCATCTGATAGCCGGTTGTGCTGTAACTGTTACCGCATTAGCATCAAATGATTGAATAATGCAGGGCAGAGAGACATACAATCCGGCGCTAATCGCTTCTTGCATAGAAAAAAAGACCGCTTCGGGTCTATTTAGTCGTTCGTCAGTATTTATCATCAGTTGTCTGCCTTACCGTTGTTGCCAGTTGATTGATTCAGCAGTGTGTGATCGCTTTTAGCGATACACATCATTTTCATGTACCACTCAGTTTCGCGGGTGTCGCCGATATAATTTACATTGAAGACAATGTAATCACCGTCAGCATCCAACGTTGCTGGCTTCTCATGATCCCCAGGTTCAGACGTTTCACCAGTAGAGAGATTAGCAGGCTGGATTGAGCGGTTATCCAGCCGGATTAATGTGCCAGGGCGAATATTCGGATTAATTAAACATGTGACGTTAATACCTGATCCGATAGTCTGTTCAGGCATACCAATCAGACCCGTTTTTAATGTGAGTACAACCGCTTCAGTTAAGTACTTATTTTTGGGCACAATATGTAACTGGTTATCTTCATAGCGCCAGTTAGCGTCACATTGTTTTGCCAGGTCAGAAACTGCATTGCGGTGCATACCAAAAAGCACTTTTCCTCTGGGTGATGCTGATTTTCTGAATTCAGCACGCAGGCCAGCGGTAATGCCATATTTGGCAATATCACGCATCAGTAAGTGATCTAAATCTGCTTGCGAATATCCAGCCGCAATGGTGGTATTCACTGTCGCGTAATTGTGTGGTTCATCTCCGTCTGCCGCCTGAATAACAACGCAAGTATCCGTTGGGCTATCTCTCTTTATATGAGTGTACTGGATTTGACCTGAAAATATTTGTCCTGAGTTCCCTTTGTATCCTGCCACAAATTTAATCGCTTTAAACTCATTTTTGCGTAATTTATTACTGGTTGCGTCATTAAGGTTATATATTGTAAAAATACCTGTAGCAGGATAGGAAGATTCCGCTATTTTAATATCAAATATGATTTTCAGGTTTGATAAGTCTACTTTTTCGCCCTTTTCGTCGACAACGATAAGGTGACATTCTCTTATCCATTGTTTTGTCATAATTCACCTAATTAGCAGAAACAAAAGAACCGCAATTAAGCGGCATGCGTAATAAATTATTATTAAATAAGTACATTATCCTTATTTTCATCAAGTTAATTTATTACAAAATATAATTTATCCTCTTTACCAAGATTATTCCTGAAAGGTTTTTCCTGATTTATATCACCATAAAAAATTAATGAACCGTTAAAGCCAAGATGACGATATTGTTCAAGCAAGTTGATCCCAAATACTAGCGGCAAACCAGTGACTATTGGCTCACTGTCCGGTGTCATAATATCCAGAATCCAACCTGCCATATCACGCCAAATTAAGCTCATTTTATAGTTAACACCATCCAATTGAACATCGAATTGCTGGTTTATCGGTGATAAAGGAATTTCTACAATCCCAGCCATTTTTTACCCCGCTCTATAATATAATCAAGAATAACTCGTGGTAATGACGGCTTCACCGTGACTTTGGTTCCCACATTAATCACAGGTGCCGTATCTTCAGGATGTTCCATATTTTCAGCAGGCGCTGCTTGCTCCGTTGATGTTTCAACAATAATAATTTCACGCAGGTTTAAAATCACTGATAGGACATTTTCACTGGTTTTATCCGTTGTGACAGTTATATCCCTAATCAACATATTTTTATATAGGCGTTTCCCTGTTGCGACATCAAAAGGTTTATGTGATGCCCTAAGATCAAGTAATTGTTGATACACCGCGCGCGGGCTGTCTCCAAGGCTTAACCCGCTAGAAATATCAAATACCTTTGTGGTATCAATAGCATCAAGCAGCGAACCACCACCCGCAAAACCTAACTCCATTCTCACTTCTGATGGGCTGTCATAAGCATGATCACTAATTGTCGCCCCCTGTTGGACCGGATGATCCGTTATATTGGATGTATCCGTATGTGTTTCTGAAATAATGACACTCGGTACAATGGCACCTATTTTTCTCGTTTGTTGAGAAAACATAACCGATAATATATCCATTGTTATCTCACCTGTGTTTGCATATTTCGCAGTAACATACTGTGAGTACGTTCTACCGTTTCTCCAGTAAGTCTTGCCGCTTCTCTAGGGGATTCAACGCCATTAATCTCAATATGATAATTTACTTCCCCTATCCCCTGCATATTATTATTGCCGGCAGGAATCGGCGAACGAAGCAGGAAATTGTGAGTCACTCCCTGATGATTGATCATACTGTTGATATTCGTCATGGCACCGCTAATCATATGAGGATCAATGGAAATATTTTTCCAATAATTAGCTACATTATTTAGATGTCTGGTTAAGCCAAAAGGTTTATTCTCTGGCGGTGGCAATCCGAGAATCGCCGCCCTAATAAATTCTGGTGAATAGGGATTACCGCCAATCTCCACAACCATCATGCTATCAATCAACCTTTGCATCACGTCAGGATCGGTTAAATCAAGGAATGCATCCTTAGAAACGTTCATCATTTTAGACACGCTGGCAATGTATGCTTTAGTCTTATTACCATCTTTTGATGGCGCCCATGTCGGGATAATACTGGCAATGGTTTGTAGTTTTTTTCCTGTAGTCTTGCCACTAAAATAACGCCTCAACTGATGAGCGGTGGCCTTTAATCCACTATATGCATCCGGAAACTTAGCAAATCTGTGTCCAGGGCTGTCCTCACGGACTGCCCCTCTCTGACGCGCAAAGTTCATATTTAACGGGTTGTTATTCCTAGCCCCTCTGGAAGACATTAGTTTCTTTAGTCTTGTTTCTGTAAGCTCACTGTTCAAAATATCCATCGACTGATTAACTGCATGTAAACTGTGATGAGCATCAGGCTGCTTAGCAATACCCGCTTTAAGATGGTCTTTATTAAGTGGCTTATTCTTGCGTTTCTTTTTCGCTTTACTTGATTGGCCTGATACTTTTCTGGGAATATCGGCAACTTTCTGGCGGTGATCTTTATCAATTACAGGCTTACCGCCATCAAGCTGTTTTTGATATTTGGGAATATCAGCAACTTTCTGACTGTGACCTTTATCAATGATAGGCTTACTACCATCAAGTTGTTTCTGGTATTTTTCATAATTATCTTTGCTAAAAAACGGTGTCAAGTCAGAAGCCATATAAAGCCCATGAGTTGACATCCAACTATTAAGTTGATCAAACGTTAACAGTGGTTTCTTATTTGCTTCACGTTCTTTTTGCCGCCGCTGTATGGTTTCACCCACAGTTTCGTGATTTTTCCTTGCTTCTTCTTGTAATGCATTTAATCGATTATTAAGGTCGAATAATATTCCCAGCGTAATTTTTCTTCCTGTGAATTTCCATAATTCATTCAGTGTTTTCAATAAGCCGTTCGCTGAAGCTTCCCCTTTGTTTAACCATTTAACTAATTCCTCAATCGCATTAAATATGTCATCACTATCAAGTGTGTTGGTGTTTTGATTGGCACATCCCATCGTGGCTTTTAATAGCGGCTCACTCATTGATGTTATCAAAGAAGCAGTATTAACATGGCCGCCATTGGCATGGGACAAAACATCAATCTTCGGTAGAAATCTTTCTACACTTCCACTTCCTGCCGCCTGACTAACTCCCTCATCAATAGGTTTAATTTTTTCAATCGTTGGACCTGTTTTCTGTAACTGTCCGTAGAGTTTGTCCAGCCCGTTAGCTATTTGAGCGATAAAATTAGCTACTGCTGATGTTGCATCTTCAATTTCCGCCCTCATTTTGAGAACATTGACTGTTACTTCGGTGATAACAGTCATAAATTTACGCTGTCCCACCTCGTCAACATCAAACTTAAGTGATACCAGGAAATCTCTCATTGTTTCAGCGTCATTACTCATTTCGCCACCTCTCTATCATGGCCTCATTTTCCGATTTAACATCAAGGGCATCATTCATCAATGCAATATCAGCCAGGTCAAGAACGCCATCTTTTAATGATTCATAACGGCACATGCCCGCAATGACCGGGCGTAACAGATAATCACGCCCTTTCGGGAGAGTTTCAAAATTTAAACTAGGTTGTCCTGGGATTACACTTCGCTCTCTGATAGGGCGTGAAAAAAATTTCCCAATGAATCTCGGATAATAAAACCTACAATTTTAAGCAGTTCCAAACCATTGATGTCATCGAACATCAATACCTGACCATCAGGTTCATAAATCTTGCTCCATATGCCACTCTGTTCACGGGAAACTATTGATAAGCAAATATCATTAATTTCATGTCGGTTAGATTTGCCCAGTGCATTAATGGATTCAATCAAATAGGGAATCAGTCCTTCAAAGCTGGTCGCGCTATCATCATTTCTGTCTGCGACGATCTTTTTCATCAGTGGTCCAAGTGCAGGAATAGCTGGAGACAAGGCCACTGCCAGATCCTGTTGCTGAAAAGCGTTCAGTTTGCCACTGCGATATTTTTTACCGTCAATTTCAAATTCCATAAGCACCCCTTAAAACTTAGCCCAAAACCGCCCAAGCTACCGAAGCATAAGCCTGATTATGAACATGCAAACAAATGCTCCGGCTAGTTTCAGCGTTTATAAAGTAAACTTGTTAGAATGTGCCTAACATGATGTCTATTTTTCCACAATCAAACACCCAGGCAACCGTACTACCTGCTTTCGCATTCTGTAAGTCCGGCTGTTTCTGAAAAGCAACAGAACGTGCAACCGCAATGTCATTACTCTGTTTGTTCCGAATAACAATCACGTTATTACCCCACGCTGCCGATGAAAGCGATTGTGCACTAAGCATAGCGTTCAGTTTTGCATTTACCGGGCTGGTCTTAAGCAAGTTAACCGTAATGGTTCCAGATTTGGTGGCGTGCAATGAATGCATAACTTCACCATCTGCACCTGTGGTCATGGTGTTTTTGCTTTCTGACATCGTCACTACGATGCCCTCATCAGAGAGAGCCGCGCCGTTACCAAGATCAAAAGAACCCCCTACCCCTGTAATAGAAGCAGAGACATCAAGAAAAGAATACGTAGCCATTTTTAATCCTTATCTGTTTACATTAATAATGACATCAGCGTAATGAACAGCTCCCGCTAATTTGATAGCGCACTGAATAACCGGTGCTTTTCTGGCTTCCCTGTCAGCCTGTGCCTGTGTCGCAATTGGTGGAGCGTAGACGTAATAACCTTTTGTCAATGTTGCTCCGGTGTTCAGCGCACCAATCGGATCACCGCCCCATACTCCATGAGCGATCAATCCATTCGTCACCGCTTGGGCAAGTGACTGTTCAACATTGGTAATTAGGCGTGTGACACCTTCATCAGTTTGGGGAATTTTGCTGGTACTGGTGTAAAGCAAGTTATAAAGATTGTTCTGAACATAGTTCTGCAACCAGTCCAGACCGTGACGTTCATCAATGAAATCACCGTTTGCCATAACGCCTTCCTGAATAATGGCGGTATCATTGTTGTATTTAACGAAAACGTTGCCGTTTTTCTTTTTCAAAACATTGGCTTGGGTTGCAGTGAGACTTTCCGCGGTAACCGCAGGTTCCTGTTTAAATTTCAGGGTAATGGTGGTGTTGTTACCGTTGAAATTGACAGTAAACATACGCCCCATCAGAGAAGCCACAATATAAGGTTTACCCGTTGAATATTGCCAGAACGCGCGCTGATAATTTCCCTCTTTCAGTTTTGATCCGATATCAGTATCAACATCAGCATCCAATACCGCTGTTTTTTGCACGGTATGCCCATAGATTCGAGAAACAGATGCCGATTCAATGTAGTCAGCAACAGACAGAATATCTTCGTCTGTCAGCGTGTCGTCAGCGATAACCAGCCCATACCAGCCACTAGACGCAACCCCCAATGTTGCCACTGCCTCAGCAATCGTTTCTGCTTTGGTTGGTTCGATAACCGTAGCGCCAGATTCTCCATCTAGTTTTAGTAAATCACCAATGTACGTTCCACTAGCCTGTGAAACATAACCAATAGCGCCCGCAGAATTTGGTGCCACGGTGAAACGTGCAGATGAACTATCATATGTCACTGAACAATCTTTCAGCTTTTCCGCTACCCGTTGGGCAACACCATTAAGATTTGTCTCTTTACTAAAATCGATGTCACTGCATATCACCTCTTTACCGTTAAGCGTTAACTTAAAAGAACCATTTGTGACGGCAGTAAATTTACTCAGTATTTGCTGTTGCTTGGTTAATACCGCCCCCTGCAAAGAGGATACGACATTGCCTTTAGCCCAGCGGCCAATATATAAATCGACAGGACGTGGTGACTGGGAGTAATAAAGCGCTGCGGCCTGGTACTCTGGCGTATCCATACCGAAGTCTGCCCCTACGCCATCGATATCAGAATACCGGCGTAAACGCTCATGAGTGTTGATCACGTTGCTTACACCGACGATCAGTAACGCACCAAAGTTCCGAGCCTGAGCCGCATGAGGAGCCATATTCAACGTGACATTGATAATGTTTGAAACAGGTAAACCCTGCATAATTTAATCTCCAAAGAATTTGACAGGCGCTTCCACCAGTGATTTAACACCGTATTCACGCACCACTTTTCGCCGCAAGGTGATCGTCATATCATAACGACGCACCCACTGATTATTGATAAGCTCAGGTAAAAAAGTTAGCCGGGTATATTTGCCCACTGAAAGACCGAAACGCCCTAATTCGTCATTGTTCTGACTGACCGCCAGTCCATCACGAAAACAAGCACCGTACCGTTGGCAGTTCGGGCCATAAAACGAAATCAAACACTCGATTTCTTCATAACGCCATAATTCAGTACTTTCGTCGGTTTGGTTCTCAAAAACCGGAGACACGTCTGAAATAAAACCCGTAATGCCAAAATCACATCCATCATCTTCCGATAACGGTGGTGATGGTGATGGTGATGATGTCCATCGGGAACGCACTTTATCGTCAGGCAAACCAGAAACACCACACACCCAATGGTGCAGTGTGTGTTCCAGCTCATCATCGTACTCAGGCCCAGGAGTGACAGGCGTTAACCAACCAGCTTTATCACTACCGTTGCTCATCAAAAATACCTCCATCAAACAGCAATAACTCGCAATGTAGCTGAATAAACCAAGCCCTCTATGAAGGCTTAGTTTCCAACACCAGGTTATGATTGATTTAACAAGGATACCGACCGCAAAGAAGGTAAAAAAATATGCGTAAGTGATTCGCGGCGGCAAATACGAAAAAGGCCGCAACAAAGTGCAGCCTTTACAATGATTATTTAAATTTTCACTTATCTATCAGTGTGTAACAACCGATACTTTAAGACATTTATCCATATCACATCGTCTCTTGAATAACTTTAATTTTTTCAATTGAACTTGATGAATTAAGCGTTATTTTCCCGATTTTCTACATGAAAAAAGCCCCGATAAAAATACCGAGGCTTATTAGTTTCTGCGCTTATTCGCAATTTTAACTGGTTAATACACTACCATAGCTTTTTGCGTACGCGCAAGCTTTTTGCACTCTTGTATTTCATTATCCATTTCTAACGTGATATCAAGCATAGCTAAACATCCCTGTACAAAGCTTTCGCCCTTCTGCAACCGGGAACGTACTTCAATATCTGATACTTCAATTAAACGAGCTATCGATCGTTTGGAAAGACCCAAAGCATAGTACATAAATAAAACTTCAATCTCTTCAGACTTATCTACCGTCTGAAGCCTTGCTATACAGGCATCAATGATCAAACCATCATTATCGCAGCAGGAAGGTCGCGATGGACGAGTTGACGTAATCAACCCCTTAAACCCAGCAGCGATCGGCGGCCAATTAACACCAGTGGCATCATCAGCCCAACCGCCCCAACGCTCTAGAACTTGTTGAATATTGCGCAT